TGTATTACTTTGAGTATTCCCTCTCATAGCATATACTTCTTGTATTATTATCATAAGAAGTAATATATATGAATAGATTAAGCAGAAGAAATCGTTTCATAAATCTCAGTCCTATTGATAAGACCTTAGAATCGATTGAATCATTACAGGATTTAATCAATCTATACAAGGGTAAAATACAAAAAGACTTGGATATTATTACTATAAACCCTACATTACAGATACAATTAAAACACGAATTAGGGATAGATTGGTAGATATTTCTAAATTAAATACTTTAATATAAACTAAGAGGCTACGAATTCGCTTAAAGTAGCGTCAGGATTTACAACATCATCTCCGGTAAATGGTATTGTGGTTATCTCATTATTGCCATCTGAGGTATCTAGTCTTGAATTGGTATTATAATTGGTTATCCATGTGGTATCAACCTCTTTGTTTAATATACTGAACCTTGCCATAGACGTACCTGACTTTACGATATTAGTACCACCTGCGGTAGCCATCAAACAAAAATCTCCCGTACTGTTATTGATAGAGCCTGACACACTGTCTGAATCTGATAATATTCCATTTATATATAGTTTCTGACCTGAACCGGTATAGTTATAAGTGGCTACTATTGTGAAGGCTGTGTCAGGTGTATATGAATATGTTAATGGAGTAGAATATGATCCACCTGTATATATAGCAAACTCTAAGGTGTTAGTATCTACTACTCGTAGTCTATATTCATTGACCTTCTCACATAACACGAATCCACCTGACGGAGTGTTGAATATAGCATTGTTAAACAAGGTTGTATTAAATACGGATTCAGTGTCTACGGAAGAGGGTAATATAACCTTCATAGCTATTGTCAGTTCATCAGTAAAATCAAAGTCAGTATGATCATTTATAGTGATATAAGTGGTTCCGTCATTGTCTACTCTAGCACCGTCCCAAGTAGCACTCACAGGATATGTGAATCCTGACCCTGTAGTCGTATTTACTAAATCATAAGTGCTTACAGATGTAGGTTTTTTTCTACTCCATAAGAATGTCTCTTTGTTTCTAATGTCAGTACTTTGAAGATCCTGTTTTCCGATATCAAAGTTAGACGTTCGAAGTTTTACATTAGATGAAATACAAATACGTTCCTGTAATCCCTCGTCTTCCGGTTCCTGTGCGGTAATGTCGTGTATGAGTGAGAGAATTCTGTTAATGTCTTTTCGTACCGCACCATAGTCAGTCGGCTTGATATAATCGTTAAGATATGACATGATTAAACTGCGTGAACGTCGTCTAAAGTAAGTTTTATCGAGGATGCACCTATGTTTGTCTGTGCATCTCCCGCATGCATTTCAACCGAATAGGACACTATTGTTGCCTTTATGTCAAGTCCCGTCTCGACATCCTGCATTCTCATGTAACTGCAAAGTGGAATTCTGTCCTCTGGCATTGTACATTGTACGTCCTCATATACCCTTCTTTCCCTGCCCAAAGTCTCCCCTGCTATAAGCAACGCCTGACGAACAGTTGCCTCCTCAAGATCTGCCCTGATCGGCAAAAGTTTTTCTCGCTGTTCTGACAAGGTCTGTGACAAATTTGTGTTCTCCACGGAAGTCTTTAGACGCTTGGCATCATATACACGGTAGTTGATCTTTCCGGTTGATGATGACCATGTAATGTCGTCGCTTGACACATAATATGTGCCTGATCCAGACTTGTAGTTTATATCAAAAGTGTTTGATACGTCCCCGTATTTCTTGAATACTATGTGAAGTTGCGTGTTGGGTTCCACCTCAAGTTTTGGAGAAATGGGGACCTCAAACCAGTCTGCGGGCGTGCTTGTTCCAAGACCTTGTAGAATCTCCTTTGTAATCACTACTGATCTTCTGATGTCCTGCAAGTCGGGTTTTCCTGTTCCGTCGTCTCCTCTTATTTCCATTACGGTGTTGTTTGCGGGAGTTCCGGTCTTGGTCATCCTGAATGCTATCTTGAATATGTTGTCTACGGTAGGGGTAATTGGAATAGATATGAGCTCGTCATGCATTGAATCAGAGGCATCGGGAGTTGTTTCCTCCTTGATGTTAAGTGAGGGGGCAAAATGTCCAAAGGCGTGAATCCATGAATACATTGTATCAAACGAACTGTCGTCCCATGCAAACGGAGAGTTCTTTATGTACATGATCTTGCCGGAATCCCATCCCTGAGCGTCCAGTCCCGTAAGATCGTTTGTTATAAGAAATCCTGAGTCATGGTTTATTGGATCCCTTACAACTATTCTTCTGTCCGAGTTTACACACCATTCCGAGTTTGCCGTTCCGACAACCCTTGATATGAATCCCGCATAGGAGTTTCCAAGCTCGTTGACGTTTGCAAGAGATATGTCAGTACATTCGGTACATATTCCCTCTGCACCTGTCGTATATGTAAAACTGTTTATCTGTTGAATGTTGTTGTCAAACATGTGATCCGTGTCTGCAAACATGTCCTGTATAAGCTCGTAAATCTTGGTTGATGTGTCGGAAGAATCAAGATCAATTCCGTTTGCGGCCTTGTCCTGATTTCTCTTGATGGTCGTGATCTTGTTCTTTAAAACCTCGCCCCATCCTACACAGTTAAGCTGTACCCTCTCGGTAGATGTTCCCGGTCTCAATATTGTCGAGGACTTTACCTTTCCATAAAACCATCTTTGCAGTCCCGAGTTGTTTTTTCCAAGATATATCTGCACATCCCATTCCCTTTTGATTAAGGCCTTGCGTCTAAGTGTGGTGTCAATTAAGACGTTGGAATTGTCCTCAAGTAGCAAAGTTGCATGACCGTATGATCCGTTTGCCTCTATTGTGAAACTAAGATCTGTAAGTCTAAAGTCTTGTGTCGGACTGGCCTGTGTCTTTGATGTCTGATATGTATATTGTAACACTCCGTCATAGTCATATATGAATATCTCCGGTGCGGATTCGGTCGGATTAAAGTTTGGTGTCAGACTCATAATGGTGATGTTCCCGAACTTGATGCCTCAATCTTCTCTACATATCTTATCCTATTTAAGAGTTCCCTGTCCCCGCGTGTTGATTCAAACCTGATGTCAAAGATGGCCTGTTCTGTAAGACCAAGTTTCTCCTTGGCTGTTTCCGTAATTCCCACGTTGTTAAAGTTGCTGAATGATCCGTTTTCATTGAATGCCAGTGCCAACGATTCAAGTCTGGCCGCACTTGGAATTGACACTCCGGAAGAAGCCCCAATATCCTCTCTTATCTGTTTCATAAAGTCTTTTGCGGTGGATTTGAACGAATATAGCGGTCTGTTTCGAGAGCCTCCATATCTTGTCCATGTACCCACCTTGGAGTTTGCGTCAAACTCAATGCCAAGTCCGTCTGATATTGTCTTCTCAACCCTGTCAATTCTACGATCTGCAATCTCTGTCGCCTTGATCAAAAACATTGCGGCTCTTATAGGATCATGTTCATATTGTCCAGATACAAGAGACTCTATTCCTTCAAGTTCTGCCAGTGCCGTTTCATCTGCACCAAACATTCTTGCCAACTGTCTTGTGCGTGATCCGCCTGCTATGACATTCTGTTGTCCAAATGTTCCCGGACGGGTTCCATAACCTCTTGCAGTAATGTTACCGCCAAACATTAGACGTCCCTGTTGAAGTGCCTGTGATCCACCTGCATTGGTAAAACTGTCCTTTTTTCTTATGTCTTGATAAAATTTATCACTGGCCCTTACACTTTGATACTGATATGCCTGTGTTGCATTGCCCATCCATCCATTTGCCGCAGTACCGCCAAACTTGGCCATAAGCCAGTCTGTCCTGCCTCCACGGCCTTGAAATCCTTCACTTGCCAATGTAAGATCAGCCTTTTTTATTGCGTCATGTATGCTTATGGAATTGGCAACCTGTCCTATGTCTACACCCATTGCCTGTATTATCATTTCCCTGTTGTTCTTGTTTTTAAAGTTAAATATGGATCCGTTGCCTGCATATCCCGGTGCATATACGGACTTGCTTGGCATTCCTGTAAGACCTTCTGACATTATGTTCTTAAAGTTCTCATAAGGATCCTGTGCTTTTGACGGTTTTGCATCTGTGAATCCGTTTGATATGTCAAATATTTCCCAATATTTCTTGATATATGCGTTCTGTGTTCCCGGATTGTCCCAAGTAGAATCTATCCAATTTAACAACGTGTCTCTTTGTTGGGAATATGTTTGTCCATAAAATGCCACCCTGTCATCTATTGTACCAAATGGATTTCCTGATCCGCCAGACAATGCAGGTTTTTGTGACTGTATTTTGGTTTGAACCGGACCATTTCTTGATCCGCCACCGGAAAAACTGACGGGACCACTTGAATAAGATCCTCCTGTTCCCCCGCCGGAAGGGCTTCCAACGCCCGAACTAAAACCCGTTGACCGCAGTTTGGCTAGTCTGATAAGTTCTCTTGGATCATTGTTCTGTCTTGCCATTGTTTCCTGCATGGTGATATAGTTCTGCATAGGAATTGTAAGGTCTTTAAATGCAGTTGCCTGTGCGTTAAGGGCTTCTGTTTGTTCTTCTATTGCACCTGTACCGTCATCTACTCCCTCGTTAAACTCTGTCTGAATTCCCAAGAACCCATTTACTGCATCCTTGAATCCACCAAAATTAGTTTCATAAGCCACAAGTGCGGCAGATATGCCCATGATTATAAGTCCTACCGGACCCAAAGCTGCAGTCAATAGTTTGGTTGCCATTGTAGCCGCTCTTGTTGCGAATGTTGCACCCCAAGTAACTGCGGTTTTGTTTACAGTCATGGCACTTGAACCTAACAAGGATTTTCCTAGATTCCAGTTTGATATTGCATGAAGTTTGTTTGCCACTATTTGTTTTTTGGTTGCAAGTGCGTTAGTTATCTTGAGTTTGGTTTCTGCACCCAACATGGTTGCAACAATCATCATTGTTGATACACCAACGTTTGAAAGGTTTGCAAAGAACAACATATATACATCTGTTACTGCCTCTTGTTCAATCTTTAACTTGTCTGTCTTTACTGCAAGATCATGAGTTGCCGTTTCTACCTCGTTAAGTATAAGTCTGTAATCTGCCGAACCTTTTTGTCCCGCTTCCACCAATTTGTTTAATTGTAGTTGTTTTCTTGCCAAAAGATCTTCTGCTCTTTCCAATGATACTGCGGTAGCCTTTGCCCTGTTCTCTGCCCTAGCCAAGTTGCTGATGGAAGTAAATGTCTGTACTGCTGATGTGGAAAGGTTTAACATTCCGTTGGCCATTGTACTGAATTGTACCGCAGATGCGGCTGACTGATCTCCTAGTTTCTTGGTTGCAGATGTAGCCTTGTTCATGTTATTCTGTACTGCTGTACCTGCGGAACCTGCGTGCTGTCCCATTGCTCTCATCTTGTTAGATACTGTATCAAGTTTGGCTATGGCACTCTTAATATCTATATTTATCTTGATATTAGTTGCTCTGTCCCCTGCCATGACTATCTATCCAACTTTGGTGTTTTTAGAAGTAATAAACTTTCCAGTACGTCTACGTCTGGACAAAGTACGCTTGAATGATTTGCGTCCAGTCTTGGCCCTTTGCAGACCTGTACCCCTTCCTCTGCGTGTGTTTCTATGAGTACCTGTAAGACCTACTGTCTTGGCAATATTTACAATATTTGCTCTTCCAACATTCTCTGCCTGAATATCCTTGAATATTCTTGCATTCTTTTTTATCTGTGAAAGTATTAGTTTCTCCAACATAATATCCATAGCCTTTACAAGAGGTTCCACGAAAGGATTAGGTCTTGAACCTGCAACATCCACGGAGACTCTAAAGAACTCCTTGTTTCCTATGAAATAATGTAAGGCCTTGCCGTTCTTGGCATATATTGTCTGTGGTCGCATGCCGTTTACCACTCTGGAATATGCCTCTGTCATGTCGGTTCCCACTATGATAAACTTTGTGGTTTTCTCAAATACCTTCCAAGAATCACGCAAATCGCCGTCCTTTACAGGAGTATTTTCTTTTAATATTGCCAATAATCCAATACTTGCAATTTCCAAAAACTCGTTTGTAATCCTCATTCCTGTCTTCTTTAGGCTCTGTATATCCTTGATAATGTTATACCATTCTACATCAAACTGTATAGTCTTATTGGGATTAACCATCAGACTCTTCTTGTTGAATCATCTTAACACGAAGTATTTTTGAGAAATATTCTATGCCCTTGGAATCAATCATCTCAATGGCCTCCTTTAACGTTCCATATCCCGCTGACACATAGTTGTTAAGTGCAAGGTCTCTGCCTATTTCTGGAAAATTGTTTAAGGCTTTTTGTCTTTCTTTTGGATCTCCACTAATTGCGTTGCGTATTGCTTGACCGCTTCTATCGAACTCCAATTTACTAAAAAAATGAGAATCTCCTCCGAAAGTTTGCCAAGTTCGGCGATTGTAAGCAGGTCAATGGCCTCTTCCCAAGGCAACGGATTTTCCAATCCCAAGGCGGTAGTCTGTGTATAAAATTCAAGATTTAGTTTGTCCACATCCTCGTCTGGCATTTTCTCATCTCCGTTTGCAACCCTTACCAACTTGTTTCTCAGTTCGTTGATAGGCTGAAACTGTTTTGCAGACACAAAGTCCTTGAATGTAAATGTCTTGACAACCTTGTCACCTCGCTTGACAATAAGTGCACCATTAATATAGTCGGTCTCTATCATAATAAAATAAAAAAGAAGTTTGAGGTATTTAAACCTATGTTATAGATACGCCTGCGGCTCTTGCGGTGATAGATTCTCTGAATCCATCTGCATTAGATGCAGTCTTTTGTCTGGAATAAGAGGTTATAACACAGTCGGTGAATGCAAAGTCGTCGTTAGGTGTTGTTGATATTGAATATCCTGCACCTCTTTCTGTCTTTGCCAACCAATCGGTTTCGAGTGTAACTGCCTTTACAAAGGCGTCTACGGTGAAATCGATTCTTCTTGTGCTTGCCTTACAGTAAACAATTTTGGCTGTGCCATTAACTGCCTGTACTGCCATGCCTCTAGTTACGGTTGTACTGAACTTGCTTTCTGGATATGCCACTGAGTTCCATGTGAACGGATCTGCACCTGCATCTGTGTGTGTAAGTGTTGCTGATGAACTCTCACTTGCATAGACCGGAGTTGATGCGTTCCAAGGATCTGTGGCTGATGGTAATGTTATTTCTTTACAGATAAATGTCATAGTTGCGTTCCAAATACCCCTGTCTAAATTGACAGTACATGAGGTAGGTCTGCAACCATACATTGCTGTATAGTTTTCTACGCCATCAAGATATTCAGAAAACATAAAGGTTAATGATTCGTCGATTGATCCTGTGCCACCGCCGGAAGCGGAGAATGCATAATTGATCAAAGAGGTTCCTGTCAACTCAAATGATATTGAGAAGGTATAGTTTTCCATTGTCTTAACGGCATCAATAACATCTTCATTACCCAAAACGTCTGTATCAGAATGTTGAATATCAGGTTGTAGGTTGATATCCGTAACTTTTCCTACTGCTGTGAAAGTTGGTGATGTGATAGCTGCACCGTAATTTGCGGGTGTAGTAACAGTATCTCCTTCTCCCTTATATTGTAGGACCTTTACAAAATCGCGTTTTGATTGTATGTTATGGCTTGCCATATATGTTTAATTAAGTCCTTGTATTACTTAAAGAAGTAATCAAGTTTTAAGTTTGAACCAATTACAATGAAGCAATGCCTGACTTGATACCCTCAGATTTGAGTCGTCATCCGTGCCTAAAAAGTCCCATTTTAACTCTGTATCTTCAAATGACTCGACCTCAGAGGCATTTGTACCTACTGCCAGTGTTCCCTGTGAACCGTCTGACTTGTTAAGTCTTGTACCCTTGTTTGGTCGTGCTTCCCATAATATTCTGTTCACTTCATCCTCAAACAGTTGTAAAAGTGTGGGTGATTCAGCCCAAACATCTATGACAATTTCTGTTCTATAATAATGTGAATCGTCTCCAAGAGGCTCGTCCTCTCTGATACGTTCAGTAGATGTCATTGAAATCTTGATAATATTGGGAGATGTCTGAAAATCCTCCTCTACATTCATGCTTGGTATGTATGACAAAGGCTCTATTATCGGTGTAACCGAATCCGTGTTTGAATTGTTCCAGTCGTCTGTAACATGTGCGGCTATTACAATGTCAAGAGGCTCTCTGGACCCGACCAAATGTCTGATTGTTACTGTCAATCCTGTGATACAAATCTAATATGATAAGATTCGCCTCGCACCTTTGAAGTTGTCTGATCCTTATAATCCTCTAGCATTTGTTTTCCCATGATGGTACGTTGTGATTCCGCTCTAGGATCTCTTTGTTCCTGTAAAATGCCTGCGGCCAACTGATTTGCGATTGATTCAAAGGCGGTAGGCAAGTCATCACCTGTCAATTCGGCGGTAATATTAAGTTTAAAATGAATATAATCCGTTGCTGATTGCAATGCGGACGTAACACCTGCGGGAGTATTGGCCTTTGCAGAACCGTAAACGAGAGATTCAACCGTGGCGGCAGTACCATAAACCATGATATTATATTAAAGTATGTAATAAATAGAAGTAAAATGAGATACAAAAACCCATCTTACCAATTTGTGTGTACGATCAGATATCACACATTATCTATATGACATTGTATGATATAAACCTAATTGAGATCGTCCCTGAAATCATACATTCTATACATGACCTTTCTCCATCTATACCTAAAGAATCTCCATGTTTCAAGATAATATATCTGATTGTCCTTTTCACGGTCGTTTAGCTTCTGTACGGTCTTGTCAATCGCCTCTGTACGGTTGTGAACCGCGGCTGTATGCCATGCCAATATCTTGCCCTTTTTGTTTCCACTTGCGTCGTCAACTGTAAGTTCCACCCTTCTTGTATGATCGTATGAATAAAGCAGTACGTGTCCAAGACCATGACTCATCATTATGAGGTTTGATGCAAATCTCATGTCGTCCTTGTTGTCCAATATAAACAGATCTATTACAAACTGACCTACCTTTTCATGAGGTATAAGGTCTGACAGTTCTCCCGTGTCTCCCGTACGCCAGTTATATTCTCCGTACATCTTTTTGTACATGGTTGTAGGAAAAAATCTTATCCTGAACTTCTTGATTCTGTTCAACGTGTAAGACCTTGTGGTGTCGTTCTCTATATGTCCCACATGATCTTCCAACCACTTGTAAAGTATCTTGGTATATCTTCTTCTTTCCAGATATCCTATGTTCTCAAAACCTATAAATGATATGTCCATAATTTACCTCTGTTAATAAAAAAAGTCAAGATAGGATCACCTACCCGTTATACTCGTCGTTATCTTCACCTACAATAACCCTTCCTTCATCTTGTATTCTGTTGCCATTTAGTTTGGCGAACTTGTTTCTCAATGTGGATGTCTTATGTGGTTTTTTCTGGGTTTCGATAACTGCGAGTTCCTTGTCATCTAGTTTAAGCAGATCTGATTTTTGCTTTTCTAGCTTCTTTTTCTCAGCAAGATACTCTATTGTCTTTATTGTCAATCTTTGATAATTGACCTCAAGATAGTTGAGTTCCTTATTGATTTGTGCAATAGTTAACTTTGCCATAAATAAAAAGTGTAGTATGAGGTATATAAACAGTTAATGTTATATCTTCTCAGTACTGACTCGTCTGCCTAAACCAAGCAATGCAAATGCGGCTAACACACCTGCTATGACTATAAGTTTGACATCCTGCCAGAGTTCTTTGCCTTCATCTGATTCGAATCCGTAGGTTATTGCACCCAAAGACACATATCCGACTGCACCAAAGACTAGGAGTGATACCAACACTATCTGTATTTTGCCAATAGTGTCGTCGCCTATCTTTAAACTCATTGTAATTATATTAGGTAAATCAGTCTATATAAGGGATATGATTATGCCCGCACCCAATCCAAGTGCACCTATTATGCCCAAGGCCTTCTCCCATCCCCATTGAGACTGACTTGCCTGAGAATCCTGCATAACATGCTGTGTCTTGCGTTCTGTGTCAATTCTTACCAATTCCTGTGCTATGTTGTCTATACGTCTGTGATTTGAATCTATTTTCTCATGTATTGCTGTCAATTCACGTATAATTAACTGATGAAAGGCTTCTTCGTCCATAATCAATCATATATAAACCATACTAAATAAAGTATTATATTATACAATACAATATAGTTGCCACTAAACAAAAATAATAAAAAAATGATTTTGATTAGTGTGACTAATCGTTCTTACTTGAAAGAATTACGTAGGCTGTTGCATCTAGGACAACTGCATTGACTCTGTGTGTTGCAACAATGTCAACTGATTGTCTTACAATGTTTTTGCCAAATTCTAGTTCGATATCTCTTCCAACTGCAAGACCAAATGCTTTGCCTTTCATGAAACAAATGTTTCTGGCAGAATTGTTCAAATCAGTTTTAATAGAGTTGGTTACAAATATCTCAATACCGAAGTATAAGGATATTCTTCCTTGTCTACTAATTTCTGGGCTTGAATTTTGGATAAAGTTCACAATTACTGTGTCCTGAATCAATTCTTTTTGTGCTCTTGGTGTCATTGCACATACTGCAGCTCCGTTTTCTGGATCATGTCCTTGGCCTTGAAGTCTAACTTTTGCGGCTTCAATACCTGCGGCTTTCATAACTCCAGTTGCGTCTTCTGCGGCATTATCTGCAACTAATGCACCATCATTTGCATTGAAATGGTTTGCACCAAAGTCAACGGATGTTGATGCGGCGATAGTAGACAATGTTATGGTAACTTCGTCTTCTAAGGCTCTTGTTCTTGCTGTTTCTCGGATTTTCTCGAGTAAGTCTTTAGGATATTTTTCTACTTCTGCTTTAAGAACGTTTTGTCTGAAACCTCTAACAGTGTTAGCGGAGACTTCGATTGCGGTCAAAGCGTGTGTTGCAGGTGTAATATCGGTTGAGACATGCTCAGTGATTGTTCCGAATGCCGGAATGTCAAGAGTATAGAATCTTACTGTATCATAACCTTGTGGGATAACTTTGACTTGTACCCAAGGACGAATGGTTTTTACTAAAACTCCGCCCGGTAGGATGACAATTTGTTGTCCGACATCTACTCCCGGAATAGTACCACTTGTGGTAACTGCTTCTGAGAATTGACTTGGTTTGAATACAGAGTGTTTCTCTAAGAATTCTTCTTTGTCGATTTTAATAGATACTTGTTCTCCTGAGAGTACTTTTTCCATTAAACTGACTTGTTCATCTACTTGTGATTCTTCCCATTGTTTAGGAGAACTACTTTCGGTGATTTCAGATTTCTTTGCTTCGGTTGCTTCAAATGATTTCTCAATTTTGGCTGTTTCCTCTGCTACTCTTTTCTCGACTAAATCTGCGATAGATTTTTCAAGTGCTTCTTGTTTGGCAAGATCTTCTGCTTCTTGTGCTTTTTTTGCATCTGCTTTGCATTTAAGATCGTCTTCTGCACATTTGTCCAATTCTGCTTTAGTATTGGCTTCTTCCTCTTGTTTTTTGAGGTGTGCGTCTAAACGGGCTGTAACTGCGGCATCTACTTTTGCATCAAATTCTGCATTAAGATCTGCTTCAATTTTTTCACTTGTCATTAATTTAGTATCATGAAGTTCATCACTATGAGAAGTAATTATATTACATTTTGTAGAATACAACTCTACGCTGTGTTTGCCACATTTTGATTCAGTCAAAGACAATGAAACCTCTGGAATTCCCGGATTTTCACCCAGTAAAATACTCATCTCGTTAAATGACACATCAATAGGCGTACTCATACAGTCTCCACCGTCAGGATGACATATAGTTGACTCCTCGTTTGCAGACAAACCCAGTGAAACCTTTACATCCTCGCCTGAATCTATAAGGGCTTGTACCTGTGATTCAACCTCGGAATTGTCAATGGTGGCCATATAGTTAAGGTGTTCCTTCTCTGTGTCCCATGTGAGCAATGACTCTCCTATGACACCTGAGTCCTCCTTGTTATGATTTAAGCGTAAAGATACGGTCTTGTTGTGACCTTTTGCAAGTTCAGATGCAAAATAAAAGTTGCCATTAAGTGATTTTCTAGGCATGGCTAGAATACCCTCTACTTTCAACATAATTTTATATTAAACAATATAATAAACAGAAGTATTTAATCACTCTTCATCCAACAATGACAGAATGTTCTGTATTGTATTGTGTTTTACCAACTTGTTTGAGTTCAGTTCCATTATATTGAGTCTGCCCTTGATAGGTATGTTATAAGTGCCTAAAACACTTGATTTGATTGGTGTTATTGATTCAGTTGAAATTTTGGAGTTTATTTCTTTATTACCGTATGTTAAAATTTTTCCTTTTGTTTCTATTGTATTAATAAAAGAAATCCTACTCTCAGCCTTAATTAATACGGGAATGAATATACCACCTTGTAATCTAATAACAGCTTGTGCTAAGATCTTTTGTTTCTTACGTTTTTTAAATACCTTAGATACACCATATACCTCCGCTGTATTGAATAAAGCATCATTAAATATTGCTCTATTAAATACAACTTTACTCATAATAACATCTATTTAGTATAATAATTCTTATGAAGTAATTTATCATTATTATTATAATGAATTATAATGCTAATGTTCTAATTACAGCATAACCTGTTGAGCCACTTACAGCGTAGTATGTATACCAACCGGAAAGACTTGATCCATTATATCCGCCACCGTTACCGCTGTTTGCTGAAACAGCATTAACGTATGAAGGAACTGCATTAAGTGATGAACCTGAGCCACCGCCACCGTATGATCCGCTAAACTGTCCAAAAGTTACAGATTTTGCATTTCCGCCAGTTCCACCTGCACCACCTGCACTACTTCCGTTACCGTTAGCTCCGCCTCCGCCTCCGCCTTTAAAATTGCTTGATGAAGATCCGCCTGAATAACCGCTTCCAGATACAGAGGCAGTTACACCACTTTTTAATGTGATACCACCGTTTCCGCCACCGCCAGTTCCCTGCCAAGAACCACCGCCACCGCCAGAACCGCCAGAACCGCCACCATTTCCACCTGAACTTCCGGCATTTCCCGCACTTCCGCCTGAACCGCCACCGCCTGTGATATTACCATCATAAGATGAGGTTCCACCAACACCACCTACTGTAACTGCAATAGTGCCTTCTGTTGGTGTAAAGGTATTAGTAATTAATACAGCTCCGCCTCCGCCTCCGCCAGTAGCACGTTCAGCCCCTTTGCTTCCGCCACCGCCTACCAAAAATACTTCAACTTCTAAACCAACTGACGACCATGAACCTGAACTTGTATATTCATAATAATCATATCCATTATATGTTGTCTTTGAACCACCTGAATAAGATATAACTTCACCGCCACCGGAAGCACCAGCAGTTCCTATAAATCCAACATTATATATGTCCATCGGTGGAGACATTTATTACTCCTCTACTGCATAAGCTGCCACAATATCTGTATCTGCGGTTCCAAAACAAGTGACAGTTAATATACCTATTTTACTTGCAGCTTGTTCAGCTGGTTTTGTACCTACAAATTTCCATGCAGGGAATGTCAGATTTCTTGTTGAACCATCTGTTGTGATTTTAATTGTCTTACTTTTACCTGTTGTTCTGTTTGTTGTTGTAAATGTGGTGTTTGCAGATATGGAAATTGTTTGAAGTTGATCCTCACTAAAATCAATATCAGTACCACTTACAGAAATACCATGTATTAAATTTTGAATATTATCAATATCATTACCTGCTACATCTAAAGCCGCAGTAGTGACTGTACCTGTAAACGTAGGACTTGCTAAAGGTGCTCTATTAGTCTCAATAGTATCTAATGTTGACTCTACGTTAGCATAGTTTGGTATTGCTACTGTTCCTGTGAATGTAGGACTTGCTAAAGGTGATTTTAATGCCAAATCAGTAGTTAAATCGGTAACTGTACTTTGTGCTTGTGTACCCGTATGATTTGCCCTTGCGAGAGGATCTGTTGCAAGTTTAGTATTTGTAATTGATCCTGCCAAATGATCATTGGTGATTGTACCATTATCTATAACATGATCTGCATTCCATTCCGTCTTATTGACTTCTGCACCGTCTTCATCTGCCGAAGTTGCTACTGTGCTGTGTGTAACTGCCATTAACCAATAACCACCCTGAATTTAATTTTAGAGTCTTTAAGAGACTCAGTACGGTTAATGTTTGGGGAGAATTCTATGATCAATTTGCCTTCTTCTTTGACATTTAATTTTTCAGTGAATTCCATAATCTTTAATCCTGAATCCTCTACGGTAGGATCTGACAATTCCACCTTGTCATGGAAATCATTTCTAATTACAAGTTCCAGTCTGTTAGTAGTACCAAGTTCGGTTGTACCGAGATTGACAAGATCTACTTCCTGTCCCTCATGGAAGAATCTAATCAATTTCCGTCCTCCAACGTGTCACTAAGTTTGTCCAATATTCTCATTTTCTTGTTCCTTAATGCTGATTCCTCGCTAACCTTTATAAACTCACGTTTTTCCTTGAGTTCAACCTGTTCTTGTAATTTTGCTCTTATCTCTTTTTTAGTCATCTTAACGTCACTTAATATCTCCTGTAATACCTTGTTTCTTTCTTCATCATAAGATGTATTTTTCATTTCCTGTGGTTCTTCCTTAGGCAATTCGGGTTCGTTTCCACCCAGTTTGTCGGTAGGTGTTACACTTGTAATAGGCAACGTGTCTTCCATGTCAGCCATGTCGATCTTTACGTCGGTGTTCTCTGCAAGATAAGACCTTACCTCTGAACGCTTGATTGTTCCCTTCTCAAAGAGTGCAGTAACGTCTTGTATGGATAAAACAGACTCGGAGTCAAACTGAAAGTCAACCTTGATATCCACAATCTTTGGATTGAATCCAAGACCTTCCAATACGGAATCAAATATCTGTTTTTTAAGACCTAATCCAAATCGTCTTTGAATACGTTTAATTTTTAACTTGATAATATCACTTGCGGACTCTGAGGAAGCCCTTGCAGTAAATCCTGCGGTCAATATTTGTGATGCAAACTGTGTACCTGCCTCTATTACATCTTTTT